CTGCTCTATAGCTAATTAGGAGCAACAGCATGTATATTTATACTGTATATCAAACTACTAATCTTATCAATAATAAAATATATGTAGGAATACATAAAACTAAAAATATAAATTATGATTATATGGGATCTGGAAAATTACTTAAGTCAGCAATTCTCTCCAATATTGTTATATATTTTATCAAAAGTATATACAGAGGTCTTTGGCCTTATAAGCTCAATATTTCTATGGCTTTACCAGCGAAAAGAGTCATTTACAGTGTTAACCCAGTAATTTGTGTCCGCTTAAACTTCATTCCCGTTTCTATACACTTTTGATTGGTGATGTATCTATCTGATACCATACTAATCCCGGACCAATTGAACCAGCTACATGCCACAGTGTTCCATCGTCACATAATACAAGAAAACTTCCATTTGGATTAGAAACCGTAACTGCCATAGCTGTAACTTGCACAATCTTACGTGGTATAGGATTATTTACAGTTTGATTCTTATTGGACATGTTTAATAACTTTACATTTGATGATGCTATAGCTAAACAATTCGTATGCAGCTAATTCTTCGCTGTTTAATATATTTAGATCAATTTCAGTACGATATGCGCCATCAATTTCAATCCTGACATAGCCATATGCATTATTCTCTTCAATTGCCAAATAAGCATGAAGAAAATCATATACCTCAGTTATATCTTTTCTAGCCTCATCAATATCCTCAAATATCGATCCAATATTATAATAATAGTTTACACTACCGTCCCTATACCTGAGAGCAAATACTAATGATGTAATAAATACTTCATTAATATTATCAAAATATCCTTTGTCAAACATAAACATAGGTCTATTATATTCTGCCTCAGTATTGATCAATACAACTTGCTCACCATCTTTAAAATCAATATGAGCAAGATCGCAATTACGAATAATATCTTCAACATCATTTTTATCTAAAAATTTAAATCTTGGATCAGTTATCATAGTCATCACCCTTGAATCGGTTAAATGTTATTGTACTTAATAGTACATCGATAAACGACAATACATTGGCTAGGATACACGTAACTATAGTACCATTTAAAAATACTAATCCAATTGAGTCGAACGGAATAATAAATTTCAATAGTGTAAAGTATCCAAACAGTGTCATCGTGCCAATTATAACAATCATAGATACTACTAATTCTTTCGTTGTTGTAGGGAAGCGTAACATTCTGGTATAGTGTAACATAACCAAATTATCATATAATGAAATTATAAACCATATTGATGTCAACGTAAGTACTAACAGCAATCCCAACGCAATAAGTAAGAAATTTTCCAAACATACGTTTGATTCATTTAAAAATTGTGGGTAATACGTTATTATGACGGCCCATAATATTAACCATGTAACTATTATACCATTTGTAATTCTTTTAAACATTATCTAAGACATCCAAATCTTACAGCATGAAAATAAACGTGATTCACGTTCCCCACTTGGGCTTCTCTTCAATCCTTAAGTTCTCAGATTGAGAACATCCCATAGTTTATTACTAATTGCGTCTCTAGCTCGTATCTCTGCTACCATATCAGTGGCATTTGCTACATTTGGGTGAACATCAAGCACATTACGAATCTGTCTTATAGCATTTATAATCGGTTGTGCTTCATCATCTCTCATGTCTTTTTCAAATGTCACGATCAAATAATTATATCTATCAGTCATTTGTTTCTCTTTTCACTAAGTTGTTTAATAGCATCAGCTAAGGGACCAAGTTCGGATATGCCTCTATATTGTTCATTCATCCAGAGATCATCTGGATGCACTTTCTTAATTTTCTTTTCTGCAGTCGATTTACGAACCTTATCCATAATCAATCTTCCTGATTAGAAACAAAGCATAACATTTTTTCAATGTTCTGTCAAGGAGTTTTATTATCAACCTTATAAGTTTCACATTTAACTTGAATGTCTGGTTTTATTGTTGCTTTATCAGCTTCTATGCTACCATCATTACTGCTAGTTATTATTTGAAAACGAAAAGGATTGTAATCAGATTTTTGTTGCTGTAATACAACCACCTGACAGGCCGCATATGAATCAAACGGTATAGTTTCAGTAATATGATAATTTGGAAACATCAGTGTTATTACCAACACTACATGTTCACCTAGTAACGGGCTCATCTATTTTTTCCTTCTTTTCTGGATCTTGCGAATCAATCCATCCCATAACACAAATTGGATTGCAAAATCCTATTTTTTCTGCCACATTGTGATATAATGGAGCAAAATACTCCCAGGCATTATTTCCGCTTGCAAATTTATGGAATATAATATCTGTAGGTTTACCACAATAGCTGCAAGGCTGACCTTGTTTCCATTGCATAGTCTCACCTGGTGTTGATTTAAAATCTGGATAATTATATTTCATAGTAGGTATTTACTTCTATTGGCAGTTAATGACAACATACATTGTAAATTCTTATAGCTACGATCGTCAAAATTAGGCTGATTTGGATTGCACCTATAATAAACATTCGTTTGGCATGTCTAGCCATTATCTCGTCGATCACAAGCAACAAAAAGACCAGACACATAATCACACATTGGACAATTCTTAGCCTGTTCGAATGACTCAATCTCTTTTTCATGTATTATATCAAAACCAGTATTGCAGAATTCACAAACCCATTTTGCTTGCAAAAAATCATCAGTTGATCTAGCCATTCAAATTATTCTTGCTAATAATCATATAACAAGACCTTTAGATGTTGAACCAGTAATTCGCAATCCACTAGTGTTTTGTATATAACCAGATTTTGCTGCTTCACTAGCTAGATTACAAACTATAATATGAGAAGTCTTAATTGTAAAGTTGGAATCATGATCAGCTGTCATTAAAAAATATGGTGACATTTGAATGCCAACTTGCCCAGTCTTCTCATCCATACCAACCGTTACAAGCATTGGTTTAGTTATGGATATCTTATCTTGATCAAACGTTATTAATTTTGCAACTAATTCATCTCCAGTAATCAATTTGATTGTAATTATATCATTTTGTCCTGGCGCTTTTTGTATTAACATATTGTACTCCTAAATTATACTACTGTAGTATATCACAATTATCTGTTACTGGCTAATCAATTAAATCTTTTAATTCAGTATATCCGCCGACATATTTCTCGTCTAACCAAATTTGCGGAACTGTCTTAACACCAGGAGCTTTTTCTAACAACTCTTCTAATGTTGCCCAATGTTGGAAATGAGCCAATGCCCTATCATCTCGGCCATATACGTCGAGCATATATTCTTCGTAATCTATGTTCTTAGCTACCATTAACATTTTTGCCTTTGAACAATATGAACAATTGTCCTTTGTAAATATAACTGCTCTCATTTTAATTCTCTCTTTTCTTTCTCTGTTACTTTTATATGATTTCCATGTGAATCTTTTGCAAGCCATACTGCATCAAGGGGTATAGGTAAATTAGCCTGTTGATAATGCCATCCCCAATTACTTGTGTAATAAACCGTAGCCTCATTTGTTTCTGCCATTGATACTTTATTAGCTTTCAAAACTTTGCAAAAGATCATATCACTTATTAAATGATTAGCTTCATCTGTAATCCAAGCTGGCATAAATTTAAAAGTCTTTTTACTAAGTAACCAACAGTTAGTATCAACTGAGTTATCAATTCTACTTTCGACATTATCTACATACATAAATGTACCATCAATTGCATGAATAGTTCGAGTCGCTACAACAGCATCTAAATTTTCATTACACATTTTATCAACCATAATTTGTATATGATCACGACGATACCAGTTGTCTGCATCCAAAAACGCTACTGCATCGTAACCTCTGCTAATAGCACTCAATGCACCCAATGCTCTTGGTGTAGCACCAGCATCATGATGAGAAACTGGTAATGTTATATGTTCAATTATCTTACCACCAACCCATGCACTAGGATATCCATCAGCCACCATAATATGTGAAACATTAGGATACGTCTGATCCATAACACTGTAATGACAACGGTTCAATACACCTGTCAATTCTTTAAAATATGGGGTAATAACTGCGATTCTCATTTTATAATCCGTTCAATTGTTCAAAATCATATACTGGTTGAGATAATTCCATAAATCCAATAAGACTATTTAATATAACATCAAAATCATTTCTATAATATAAACGTTGTGATGATTCTAATACCCAAGATTCATAAAAGTCTTTTCTATGATTATAACTTTCTTCACATTCTTTAATTATCGTCATTCATAATCCTCATCTGATGTTATTCCTGCAAGTTCTCTTGTTCGTCTAATTATAAAAAATTCTAATAAATGACTAACCCAATTTGAATTTTCAGATAAAATAAATCTATATTTCTGATATAATTGATTATCAGAAATATAATTTTGCAAATCAACTATATTACTTAATTTTATTAACGATGGACCAGATTTTGTTGTATCATAAACAGAAATAGTATATCCATTTGCCATTAATTTTTTCCATACATTTAATCCACTATCAGTAATCATTTTATCACTTATAACCATCAAAGATCTTTTATTTGCAATTGATAATATCTCTTTATATATGTCAGACATAAATGGAGGTTTATTTTTATATTCTTCTTTTTTTGCTATATTAGTTACCCATATAGCCTGAGGTTTCTTTTCAAGCTCAACTATAGTTGTAATTTCATTATTTTGTTTGTAATAAACAAATACTACCTGTGATCCTTCAACAAAATATAAATTTGGTAATATTTCTTTACTTTGATATAGTTTCATAATTCCTGTTAGGTTATATAATAAATCATTAAAATCGTTTCTTGCATATAATCTTTGTGGTGATTCAGATATCCAAGATTCATAAAATGATTTTCTACTATCATACATTAATCCTTCGTCTGGCCAATCTTCTAATATCATTCATAATCCTTCGTCTGGTCATTCTTATATAATAAACCAAATCATTTTAAATCAGGCATCCGTTCGTTCCTACGCACGCTGCTGCCCCCATTGTGTCAATTGCAACAAATTTTTTCTCAATCAGCTGACTGATCCAATCAATACCTACAAGATTTTGTTGAATCTTCTCCCATTTATGAAGATTATAAGTATCCTTTAAGCAATATTGTGCTCTAGTTTCATTATTGTCAAAATAATTCAATGCATACTTATGAAAACGTCGAACCCAATCTTTTTTTAATAAATTAACATTATCATCTGACGAAATATCTTCACCTATACCTTTTGCCGTAGTACATGCTGTCCATAATGTATCAAATGCTTTTAAAGCTTCGACTACTAATCCAGACGCAAAAATTGCACCTGTGCCATACATATTAACAATTTCATTTGCTGTAAACACTTGAGTATTAGGAGCTTGCTCATAATCCTTATCACCACTCATTGATAAAAATGATATACCTGCAAAAAAGTTTCGATTGTTGAATACATATTCCTCAACCTCATCCCAATTATCTACCGTTATAGTATTTGAAACATTATGTCTTACTGTTGGATCTACACAATATTGAACATTTGTTCCTGCATCAACCCAATGCTTTTGTGCGATTTTAATAAGTTCAAGATGCTTAATTCCGATAAAATCATCCTTAAAAAATGATCCTTTTTTAGCAATTATTGGAAACGCAGCAATAAAATCTGTATTACCTGCTGACCAAACTGATTCTTCAATCATATATGGATTTGTTTTCTTTAATAATTGAGCAACTTCTGTTTCTTTATTCAATTGTATTTGCCTTAAATACATTGGCGCATGTTCACTATGAATACCCGAAGCTGTCATTAATAATACACTTGCATTTCCTGATGGTTTAACTGTAGTAGTACGAGCAGCTGGATTAATTCCTAATAATTTTGCAACATCTTCATTAACCCGCTTAATAATAGCGGCACCTTTTTCTAATATAGTCTTATTAAATAAAATATCAGGATTATTCATCCAACCTGTAATAGAAACTCCTAATAATGCTTCTCTATCAAATATTTTTTTAGTTGCATCCGAAACAAATTTAAAATCAGTATAGCCTGCCTGAAGAGTTCCTAAAATTGCGCCGGCACGACATGCACTATAAAATGATTCTTCATTTACACACATACTCCCATTAATTTCACAAAGATTACATCCCTGGAATCCAGAAACACCATTATGTTGTGGAAACATTCCAATTTCTGCACATGGATTGGTTAAATGTTCTGTTGAATTAACAAACACAAATCCAGGTTCTCCATATTCTTTAATGCTTTTCATTAAATTATGAAATTCTTCTTTGGTAGTATTATTACGAACAATAACAGCTGAATTGTTCGATCGACCTCGCTGCGGATTATCAATCAGCCATTTACCCATTTTTGCTGATGCCATTTCTGAATCATCTGGCGAAAATAAACAAATTGTTGCTGATCTACGTACTCCGCCTGACAATACTGCATCTGCGGCATGCATGCAAATATCATATACTTGAATTGGACGTAATTTAACTAATTTATCATGTAAATTCTTTTGTGATAACACAATACCCTGAAGTATATATTCAATACGATCTAATCCAAGCCGTAATGGTTCTGGGCCCGGCGCTTTAAATCCACCAGATATTTTCGATCCCTTAGGTCGAATTTGGTTCAAGTCAAAATATACTTTGCGACCTGCATATTCAGGATGCTTACCACCACCATTAAAATATGACGACATTAGAACATCAAGCGCAGTAGCCCAACCTTCAATTGAATCATCAACGATATGCGTTTTTGGTTGTTTTGATCTAGCTATAATATTAGGTAATTTGGCTACATGATGGCCTTGGACTGAAAATCCTACGCCTGCACCACACAATAAGCAATAAAATAGCTCACCAAAAAATTCTGGTCGATCTGCATAAGAAGAGACACAGTTATATAAACGCATTTGATGTTTCAATAATTGTTCGCCACCGAACTGCAATGCTCGTTGCGCCCCTAATACTCTTTTTTCTTTATATGCGATTGTTGCTTCTTCAATATATTGAGCCAATTCTGAAGACTTATTAGAAGCATAATATTCTATGTGCATATCCATTACACGATCTACAGCTTCGTTCCAGGTCTCATATCTCATTAATTCGTCGTTATATCTGGCATATCCTTCGTAAAATTTTGCGTCTGACAGAAATTGTTTAGTATCTTGGTACATTAATCTTCCTCTTTCTTATGTAATAAAAATATATAATATGTCTATAATTAATTACTAAATGTAATAGTCTTGTAACTAAACTAGACGATTGTAATAAGTCAGACACGAACGTATTTACTCTAATAAATTATTTTATTTTAAGATAAGTTTATTCTTTGAATTTTGTGCATCTTATTACTATACACATATTCTTGTTGTATCACAAGTTCATTACTGGCTTGGTCGAAAGGCATTATTACACCATAACTGTAATTAAGTACATATGTGTTATCGACTACTAAAACTAATAACTGTTTAGATCCATCAGATGAAGCTATCAGACTCAAATGTAACCTATCAGATGCCCATCTGTGATCTTCTGCTAATAATAATGAATACTCCATCCCTATCGCTATACCACTTTCGTCAAAATTCATCTCTGTTACAAATTCCCAAGGATCCGCCCAATTATCAGGTCGATCCCAGTCTAGGTAAGGAGCAGAAATCGGAGCTTTACTCCAAAATTTTACAACGATTTCAAGATGTTCCAGATCAAGTTTGTCTGAGGTTAGTTGCGCTCTAAGTATGCGCCAATGCTTATTTAAATAGTCCGAACCGCACAGGAATGGATTATCCATTTATTATCGCACTTCTACATTTTGAATCAAAGGAGCGATTTATTCCTCTGTTGTAGATATTAATAGCTGCATTATGATCTGCATCCATCATTATTCCACAATTTGTACATAAGAACCCTTGATAATTTCTTGAGTTTTTATCTACAAAATCGCATATACTACATATTTGTGAAGTGTATGCTGCATTTACCTGAGTTAGCCGAACGTCGTTTTCTTCAGATAATTGTTCTA